CGTAGGGTTTCAAGTCCTGTCACCCGCATGATTTTATAAAACAAGTAAAATAGAATATTGTAGATTAAACCCTTGCAGATAGGCGCTTGCAAGGGTTTTTGTTTTGCCTTTTTAAGTCTCTATTTTACCGCTTATAAACCTCACTTTTCTAAACTATGCAACACGAAATGCAACACGAAAATAATTAGAAATACTTTGCTTTTTCTTCATCTGTAAGGCTGCTAAAACTTAAAATTAGCAGCCTTGTATAATTCTATGCAGTAGCTACACTCAAAGCTCCACTATCATCAGTCCTTAACATGCAACACTCAAATTCACCGTTTATAGTATTGTCAAATATATACTTTTTACCATCTATAACTTGTAAACCTGTTACTGCATATCCGTCCTCACCAAAATAGTACCAGTGGCTATTTATAGTTTTCCAGCTTGACTTTATATAACTGTTGCCGGTATCTGCGTACCACCAACCTCTGTCATCTCTGTTCCAACCCACCTCATATCTGTTTTTAGTTTTGAGTAGACTGTAATCCGGTCTACCATATCCGGCTATGCGTGAATTATCTATATCATATTGCTTATAACACACACTGCCACCGTTGGGGATTACCTGTGAGCCGAGAGAAGTATTTCCCTCTATAGTGTACACAACATTTCCTGCAACCTTATATACCAAGCCTATATGACAGATACGAACACTATTTTTGAAAAATATCAAATCTCCTACCTTAGGTCTGCTATGCCACTGCCCCTTATCCTTAAACCACTGTGCGGATGTAGGAGTGTAGGCACTAAAAGGACCTGTAAGTTTTAGAGTTTGAGTCTTTCCAAAAGTCTTTACAAAGCACCAATCTGTAAACATGTCGCACCACGGTTGCCCCTGTAAATGAGGGTATAAGTCTCTGGCATACTTTGTATAATTGTTTTGCCCTGCATTGGCATTCTTATCATCAAGGTTATTAGCATTTTTCTTTTCCATATATCCTACTTCGGCTCTTGCTATCTCAATTAGCTGTAGAATATTAGGGTCTGTATTGTTTTGTAGCATACTTACTCCTTTTGAATATGATCTTGTTTAAGCTTGTTTTAATTTCTTTATCTGCTTCGTTAAAACAAGCTTTCTTAGTGTAATTTATTCTTACTTTTCATTCACTTGCATTTATCTAAAAATTTATTAAAATCCACTTTGTCTCCTTTTTCGCACTAAAAAAGAGAGTAAAAAAGAGAGTCCCTCGGACTCCCTTAAAAACTATTCTTTATCATCCTCTTTTTTGCCCTTTTTGTCATTTGAACTGTTTCCTGTAAACATACCTATCACGCCCAATGCAGATACCCCTGACAGTATGCTTCCCGATACTTGATGACCTTTAAGAATTAGATATATGCCACCAACTATTATCAAAATAGCAATTATAAACCCCAAAATTTGTCCTAGGGTATGAGCTCTTATATTGGCACTGAGATACCTTCTTTCCATATCTCTGCGGTGCTCTGTTTCAGCTATACCATTATCAATTATTTTTTTTGCTGCATCTGGATATAACTGATTATACCCTTCAAGTATTTTTGGATGTGGTAAATCTCCCTGATATATTTCAAGTTTTTGATAAATCAAACTTCTTTCTTCCTCTGGTAAACTCTCCACTTGGTTTACTATATTGTCAATTTCATAACTATTATTTGTTTGTGAACTCATCAGCAACCTTTCTTATTTCTTTAAGTGATTTTTTATAATCTTCTCTGATCTGTTCGCTCACACTAATATTTTCTCTTTTTATAGGTTTAATATCTCTATTACTATAAAAGGTTGGCAACTTAATATCTTGCAAACCCTCAAAAAATGAACTAAATAATTTATTATTTTTACAAGCCTCCATTTTGCTAACCTCCTTGCATTAGAATATTAGCAAAAATAAAAGCAAATATCAACCTAATTTATAAAATATTAAAATGTACTATTTTACTCTTTATCTTCAATCTCTATAAATTCGCCTGTATTCTTCTTTAGAAAGCCCTTTACTGTAATCCATATTCTGCGAACCGGTAATCCTGATAAGGTCATATTTTTAAGTACTGACAGTACTTCATATACTATATATAGTAAAGCAAAAAACTCCATCACTGTAATGTCTTGTAAGTGGATGTAACTCCTAATAGTTTCCGGTATAAAGCCAATCAAATTTACCGGGCATAAGATATCTACAAATACTAAGCATACAAGGGATAGCAACATACCTACTTTTCTTATACCCCCATCAATACCTACACTTGAGTTAAAAGCTTTGTCTTTTGTAGCTCTTAGACTCCCGAAAATCACATCCATAACAATCATAATTATCACAAGCTGAAATAAAGTATTACCCCTCATAACCTCAAAAACCGGCTTGAAAATATCAAAATGCATATTATTTATCCTCCTTCTTTTTTGCATCGCTATCAGTTGCCAAATCTTCTCTGCCTTTTTCTTTTAACTTCCTTGCAACTCCTGCTTTGAATTTTGCTAATACCTGCTTAAAAGTATATAAGCCATCTATTATTAAATTTGCTATTACCTCGAAAAGATGATCCATAAATACTCCTTTCTTAAGACATTAGATTAGTACTTAACTCTACTAGAGCCAAGTCGGTTGTAACCTGCTTATTTTCAAGTTTTTCTTGATTACTCTCAAGTACTTTTATTTTTTCCTCAAACTCTTTTTTAAGTCCCTCTTCTGGTGTTAATGGTCTGTCAAGGAATACAGGTTCAGCCTTACCGTCTTTCATTTCAAACCTTACCAAGGTTTTGCCCACCGGCACATCTACCTTTGCGAACTTCAATGCTCCGCTTGGGTCAGGGGCAATATCCATCATCTGATGATAGATATTGCCTTTTTCATCGAATATTACTTTCATCTACTTTCCTCCATATTAGTTAATGAATTCTATATAATTTATTACGCATTCTGCCTGTGCTATTGAGTCAGTTTTCTCTGCACTCGCATTAGCATAAGCAAATATATAACATTGCTCATTCATATCTGATACATCTATTTCAGCCCATAGTTGTGTACTTATTGGACTGCCGGTAAGCGAAAATGAAACATGTTTTACCATATAAGGCGCCGGCGTTGTTGATACTTGGAATGTATAGTTGCCTGGTAATGACCTTTTATTGATATTTTTTACAGGTATAATAACTATTCCCATAATCACAGTAGGATTATCTGCTGTACCTCCGGCATTATGTAGTTGCCCAGATAAAAACTTGGCTCCGACCTTAATTCGCCTAAACGGTAACATATTTACAGAATGGTCGAAAAAAGCGGTTATGTTTCTATTATGTCTTGAATGAACAAACTCAGGTTTTCTTTTTCTCACAGAAAATCTTATGCCTCCATCTTGCATACCTAAGTACTTAAACCATTCGTCTGACTGACTTGTAAAATACCTATCAGCTCCAAAAGTTATATTTCCCAAAGCATTAGGTATTTCTCCAAGTATTACTTCTTTGTCTGCTTTAGCCACCCCCGCAAGTAATGTCCCATCGAAGGTGGCATTATAAAAAGCCGCTCGACCTGTTCCGTAATCAGGCAATGTACCTTGTATACCCAAAACGCTGGTACCCTGTCTTATATTTTCAGGTAGAAGAGTCGGGGCTTTTAGAAATACCCAATTTGCTCCTTCAATCAGGTATCCGTTCGGTATTCGCACAACTAAGCCTCGTCCTGCCACAGGGTGATCTATTGCATGACCTTGGTCTGCCCATGCATAGAGCATATCCAAAAATCCTGAACCGACAACGCTCCATACAGGTATTGCACCTTTTACTTTCGCTATAGTTTTATCAGCTCGGATATTTTCGGGTCTCAAATCAGATGCGGGCATAAAAACAAATGCAACACTATTATTAAGTGCGTATTTTTTACCATCTTCAGGTCTTATAGCTATGATAATACCTCTGCCCTTGCTTGGGCTGTCTATAGCTCCACCCTCTCCCCATTGATCACTCCTATTGTGTGCAAACATAACGGACAATGATATGTCACTATTTGCTGATAATAACTGCATAGTTCCTTCTGCTGCTTCGTCATTACTATCAGCTGTGAGTGCTGTTTTTCCTGCAAGCACATCTGAACGCAAGGCAGTCGTATCCTCTGATTGAATACCTCCGCCCCCCTTTTTTATTAAGCAAATTGCCATGCCCCTACACCCCCTTCAGCGCTATATAGAATGAAAACTCTGGCTTTTTGTTAAAACACTTAACTCTTATCTTTCCATCCAATGTCTCAACAAAATCCACTTTTGAAAACTGTTTATTTAACGCTCTTACAGCTTCTGAACTTTCATTACCTGCCAAATGTAATCCTATAACCGGCGTATCTGTAGACAATATTCCCGGTACATCAATTTCCTGCACAAATGGTGCTGTGTTGCTCCATTTATTTACATCCAGTAATACATACCTTACTTCCTGTAGAGCATTCAATATCTTTGTTATAGCGTTTACATCTTTAGCTCCAAATGTATCACCTTGCACAGTATAATTAGTGCTATCTATAATCTCATATTTACCGTCTCCGCCCTGTATCAATGTGTATTTCCTATTGCCCTCAAAAACATCATCTTTATAATTTGTTTTTAGTGCCATCTTACCTCCTGTTTCCTATACTCTTTCTGCCTAAAGAAAAAGACAGCCTTTGCTGCCCACTTAAAGTACTTTCATACATATCACCCAAGTCCTTGAGTATTTTCTCTATATCATTAGCCTGATAAATGTTATCATAGGTGATTTGTGCTGGTGTTTGCGGCGTTGATATTTTAGTATAATAGGCTTCTCTTACCTTCTTGATATTCTCCAGTAACCTGCTCATTTCAGACTCAGTTCTGAAATCTTCAATGCTCCACACTTTTGTATTAATACTAACACCAAACAGATTTGCTAAATGCTTACAAGCCTCTTCTACTCTGTTCAAGTCTGTATAAGCTATATAGGCTTTATCAGTATCGTTTATTAAGTCATCTACAGTTCTGTCAAAGATTAAAGTGTTCAGTATAGTACTCATCTTATCACCGCCTCTGCCGTAATCTCGTTCCTGCTGAATTTAAAATCAAGCTTAGTAATTATTCCTTGTCTCTTACCTTTGAAAGTGTCAATTTCAACCAAATCTCCAAGCTCATGATTATCAACCACAAGCCTACAAGATATGCTTTCATTCTTTATACAATCGTTATAGATGCGTTCAAGAACCTCTTGCATATTTTCCTTTGTAACCAGTGTGGCTTTCTTTACCTCAGCAATATTCCTATTATGTGTTACTCTATCATTATCCTTATTTATGTTAAAAGTATTATGTATGTACTTTTTACCCGATAGCACCACTTGAACGCCTGTTCCACTTATACGAGCGTAGTTATCTCCCTGCTCTGTAATACTCCCACCATGAATAGTTAAAGAGTGTATAGGCTCACTGAACTCTATCTTAGTATTGCCTACTAAGTAACCTTTAAAAAGCTCCATAGTTTCGTCACCTTTTAGGTATTCATGTACCGCAAGTTTTATGCCTGTTATTACATCACTGTGAGAGAAAGACAACTTAGTAAACAATTCCTCTTGCTTTATCTGAGCTATGTCGGTAGTTCGCATAGGATACAGATATAAATTTCTATCATAACTTGTATCCACTACCGCTCCTATCGCAAAAGCTAACTGCTGTAACGCTGCCCTTTTTGAACAAATCGGTAAGTATCCGCTTACTAATTTATTTTCAAGTGCCGTATCTATAAAGTGTGGTATACCTTCATCCTGCATTATAGATTCCAAAATCTGTTTTGCCTTTACTTGATCATATACACCGCCCATAAACTTTGTACCATCAAGTATACCTATAGCGTCATGTGTTTCCATTGAGTACACTGCATTACTTAGTTGCTTACCGTCTTTTAAGTAGAATATTCCCAAAATAGCCTCGTCAAAATATAAAGTCTGCTTCTGCTTTTTCTGAAACTCAAAATCATAACCCATCTTATCCCTTACAGAATATTCCATAGTGTTTACGGATATTTCTTTTGATGTTCCATCAATCTCTACCAAGCAATCTATACTTTCAATCTCATCATCCTTAAAAATTCTTATAAGCCCCCAAGTGATCCCCGTAAGGAATGCGTTTCTAAAAGGTTTACTTGTCTCAAGAAAGGTAATAACGACCCTGTTATAGAAATCTACAACACCATAGCAAAAATATTTATAACTATCAGGATTATACTCCTGTTCTTTTAACAAAGTATTATCCGAATACCATTTTATATTTACCTTACTACAATAGTCCTCACTGTAGTTATTAAACTCAAGACTTATTCCTACACTTGAAAAGTTTTTCGTAAATCTAAATTCCAAAGTAGGAGGATTTGCAAATCTTCCGGAACTGTCCGATACACTTCTACTTATGTATCCCATGTGCTCAAGAGCACCTGGAGTATTTACATAAGTCCCGTCAAGTTTAGAATATCGTGGCAAACACATGGCATAATTAGGATACTCAACTACCTCTTTAAGATTTTCAAGTATCACAAAATCCTTTTTATCCGCTGAGCTTATAGAACTATCCTCTTTTGCTCCCAATGCTATATCATCATAGACTATCTTTAGCCCCCCGGCATTTGACATTCTTTGGTTTCTGATAGCTGACAGCCATATATATCTATATGGCTTACTTGTCTGTAGAAACTCAATCTTTACAGTGTCAAAAAGCTTTACTTTAGCGGCACAAAAATATTCAAATGATGTTGGCATATATTCTGCCGACTTTACAAGTGTACTATCCTTAAGCCAACTTATTTTTACTTTCTTTGCATAATCGCCCGATAAAAGATTAAATTTAAGCTGTATACCGTTGCTTGTTTTCAATCTGTCATATTTAACCGTAATAGTTGGTACATAGGCAAAGTTACAATTACTATCTGATAAACTGCCACTAATATACCCTCCTAAACCATGAGGTATGCTGTCAGGAGCGTTTATATAATATCCGTTCAATTTAGAGTATCTAGGCAAGCAATATGCGAAACCTTGCATGGAATTTTCAGTACCGAACAAAGTATCAAGAGTGGAGTATTCCTGTTGGTTGTTCGTCTCTGTCTGTATATCCCATCTCATTATCTTCTCCTTTGCGGTTCCATAGCTATAAAGTTTATTGACAGCCCATCACCTAAGCCCCAGTAGTTTTTATTATTCCTTATTACGAGGTCATCTTCGCCTTGAGTTATATATGCCTTAAAAGTCATAGTTTCATTCCCATAAGGCACTGTTATGTCATGGCTTGCGAATGACGGATTAGATATAGCGTCATAAAATTGATTGTATGATGCCATATCTAAGCCTTTAGGAGCAACCTTCATCGTGTAGTTGTAAAATGTACCGATTATATCTCTGTGCATAGCATAATCGGTAGTACGACCTGAGTTTTCTGTGTCTGTTACAGCAAACTTTCTTTTAAGCTCAAGTACATTTACGTTGTATTCTCTACCGTCCATTCTAAAAACATTATTAGTCATCAGTTACCTCCTACCAGCACAAGACTTACTCCCTTTCTCTTTGCTTCTTTGTCAAGTTCCGGCTTCAAAAGCCTTGCGAGAGCTCCAAGACTGCTGTCAAACTTTATTACAATCTGAGAAGGCTCTGCACTTCCATTGCTTGCTTGCATTTTATCTGCCAAAATTCCGAGTACATCATCTCTATTCTCATAGCTTGCCTTTAAAGTGTCCACATATCCTGCTCCCGTTGGTGTTATTTTACCCTTAGCAACATTCGGTATATAAGAAGATGCATTAGGGATGTTTAATCCTATAGGCACTCCGATATCCACTCCGTCAAAAACGTCTGTGACGTTGTTAAGCCATTTTCTGGCTTCACTTACTGATGTTTTTGCCATATCGGCGATACCTTCATTAAATCCTTTTACCACATATTCAGCTATAGAATGAAATTCCCTTGACGGAGAATGAATATCCAGTTCGTCTTCCGCCTCCTCTAATGTCTCTCTAGCCCATCTGCGAATAGCATCCTTTGCTAAATGTGCAAAATCAGATATACCTTTTTCAAAGCCCTCATTCACACGCTTTGCCATATTATAAAATGACTGATACAATCCCCCGTTTCCGTTTACATTACTGTCACCCCAAAACCTCTCTGCTACATGCTTTGACCATGTTTGCATAGAAGTTTGAGAAGCATTATGCCCTTGTTCAATCTTTGCTTTAAAAGCTGTAATAATATCAAGTGCAAATTTAGTCCATGACTCCTTATTTACTCCCTTATTCTCACCTGTACTTATAAACCACTTTCTTATATTATCAGCCCACTGATCAATAGATACCTGTACGTCTTTATACGACTGCTGTATCTTTGTCTTAAATGCCGTGATAATGTCCATGGCGAACTTCTCCCATGATTCTTTATTAACGCCTTTAGAGTTTCCCGCACTAATAAACCATTTTCTAATACTGTCAGCCCAAAGTTCAACAGGTGATTGAGTATCTCTAAAAGAGCTTGTTATTTTATTTTTAAAACCTGTAATAATATCAAGTGCAAATTTTTCCCAAGATTCCTTATTAATACCCTTAGAAGTTCCGGAACTTACAAACCAAAGTCTTATACTGTTACCCCAAGCTTCTATAGCACTTTGAGTTGACTTGTAGTTAATCGTCACTCCCTGGTTAAAACCTGTAACTGTTCCTGTTGCCCACCTTTGAGCCTCTGTCGAATTACCGCTGCTTATACCCAGCTTAGATGCAAACCAATCTCCGATACCCTTAGCCCATGACTGAATAACAGATTGAGTGGATGATTGTTTTTGTGATACGCCTTGATTGAATCCCTCTACTGTATATCCGCCAACTTCTTGCATCACAGTAGATGGACTGTGAATTCCAAGCAGACCTTTAACCCCATTCATAAACGGATCTGTTATATTCTGCTTTATAAAGTTAATCGGTGCCGCAAAAGTACTCTTTATTCCTTTACAAAATCCTTCCCAGAGGTACGTTCCTATTTCTTCCATTACTTTTGACGGACTGTGAATTCCGAATCCGTTTTTTAACCCGTCAATAAATGGCTTTATCATGTTTGTGTAAACCCATGTAGCTATTCCCACCAATGCGTCTTTGATACCTTTTAAAAATCCAAGGACCACATTGCCGCCGCAGTCTTCTATCTCTTTACCAAAGTAGTCTCTTGCCTTTGTAAAACCTTTTATTATCAAATCTGCCACAATCCTTGCAAGCATTCCAAAAACCGTGCCTAATGACGAATAAAACAATGTGTAAAGTCTACTCGCTATACCTAACCAATCAATAGATGTAAGCATTGTCTCTATGCCTACAGCAAGCTTACTCCAGTCAGTTGTCTGAACAATCTTTATAAGAGTATCAAGCAATCCTATTACAAACATACCTATTGATTCGGCCACCATTCCGAAATCAAATGTGTTGAATATTGTAGTCAGACTTGTACCGATATGTTCACCCAAAGCAATCCAATCAAAGCCGTCAACCACCAAATAAAAGGTGTTGAAAACTCCGTTAAATCCTTCAGCTATCGAAAGTCCTATATCTTCCCATGATATGTTATTCATAGTGACATTAAGACCCAGAGCTATATTATGCCCCAGCTCCATCCATTTAAAACGTTCTATGGCAGTGAGAAGTGCTCTAAGTACTCCGTTAATACCCTCTGCTATCAGTATCCCTAAGTTCCCCCAAGATATATTATTTACAGCGGTGTTGAGACCTAAAGCTATATTATTTCCAAGTTCT